TGCCAAAGCCGAGTGAGTATGAATTGCCGGAAGGGATGCCGGACAACATCAGGATTTTTGCCCATGAGCACGGGTTCACCCAGGAGCAGCTCAATGCTTCGCTACGGCAGTTTGGCGGGTATGTGCAAGGTATGAAGACCGCTGAACAGCAATCGCTGCGCCAAGCAGGAGAGGCACAGCTTAAGAACTGGGGCGATCAGGCCAAAACGAATCTTTCGCTGGCGAAAGCAGCGCTACGGCAGAACGATCCTGATGGAGCGCTTTCTCAGGCGCTCGAAACTTCCGGATATGGCAATCATCCGGCTGTACTTAATTTCCTCTATAACATCGGTAAATCGATGCAGGAGGGAGGATTTCTTAAAAGCTCCGTACCTCGGAACCCGCAGGACAAAACCGCTGCGCAGGCGATGTATGGGGACACTCACCCAAGCTCAAACTAAGGAGATAAATCATGGTTTATGATCCAATGGCAGGATCGGAATATCCGAACCTCGTAAACGTCACCAAACGCATGGCGCCGGATGGTTCCATCGCAAAAATTGCTGAACTTCTTCAGCAGTTCAACCCGATCCTCGAAGACGTGCCGCTGATCCAGGGTAACCTGCCCACCGGCCATCGCACCACCGTTCGGGCTGACATTCCGACTCCGGTATGGCGTAAGCTGAACTGGGGTGTCAAGCCGACCAAGAGCATGACCGCTCAGGTCGATGATACCGTCGGTATGTTGGAAGCCTACAGCGAAGTCGATAAAGACCTCGCCATGCTCAACGGCAACACCGCCGAGTTCCGTATGTCGGAAGATACTCCGCATCTGCAGGGTATGTCTGACACGATGGCGCAGACCATCTTTTACGGCGACACCTCTACCAACCCGGAGCGTTTCCTGGGTCTGTCGCCGCGTTATGATACTATCGGAAAACCAGCCAACAAGCCCGATGCCAAGCTGAACTCGCGGGTTTTGAACAACGTCATTGACGCTGGCGGTACCACGGCGGACAAGCAGACTTCGATCTGGTACATCCAGTGGGGCGAGAATACTGTTCATGGTATTTACCCCAAAGGCTCCAGTGCCGGGCTGCAGTCCCGTGATCTCGGTGAGCAGACCTTGTTCGACTCTGATGGCGGGCGCTATCAGGGTTACCGGTCGCATTACCAGTGGAAGATGGGCCTCACCGTTCGCGACTGGCGCTACATCTGCCGGGTCGCTAATATCGAAGTTGATTGGCTGCTCGATCCGGCCACCAATGCCGATTCGCTGACTAAGGTCATTGAGTCGATGATCATGGTTCGCTACACCATGCCGCAGATCAACAACTATGGCAGGGGTGTGTATTATGCCTCCCCGGCAGTCCACGCGATGCTCGATATCGCCGCGCTGAACAAAGACAATGCTTGCCTCGGCTATGCCAATGTCTTTGGTAAGGACGTGCTGACCTTCAGGGGAACCCCGATCAAGGCGTGTCATGCGATCCTGGAAACCGAAGCGGTCTTGACCTAATCCGATAACCTAAATCTCAGAGGAGATACGAGATGATACTTGATCATTTGGCAGAACTTACGACTGCTCAGGCATTCGACCTCGACGCTGTTCGTCCGGGGCCGGGTAAACCCATCAAACTGTACGCTTCCGGTGTCGGCGGATCGCTCGCCGTCACCACAGGCGATACCAACGCCGCTGCTGACGCGCTGATCACTGTGGACGCTACCAACGATGTAGAGTTCGAGTTGCCCAGCAACACCAAGCAGTTCATCATGGCGACGTTCGCGCAAGGTCAGGTGAACATTGTAATGGATGCGCAGACCAACCTGTAAGAAGTTTTAATGTGATTTTCCGTAACCCCGGCTCCGTTGTGGAGCCGGGGTCTTAAGAGGAGGGTGATATGAAATGCGTAGCAGTTTCAACCTGTCAGGCGCGTGACGATGACGGTAAGATTAGATTTTTCTCCAGAGGGCAGGTATTCGATTTTAAGGAATGCCCACCTAATTTCCGGCCCATCGCAGGTGAAGCTGCAGGAGAGGAGGAACCGGTGAAAATAGATTTTGAAACCGCGAGTGAAGATGAGCTGCTTGAGGCGGATTACGACATCGAAGAACTCCGCGACTTCATCTCCGAGAAGTATGACAAGAAGCCGGGTAATCGTGGCAAGGAGAAGCTGGTTGATATGCTGCTTGACTGCCGCTACCGGGATATAAGCGATCAAAATTTGAACGACGTACTCTAATGGCTACTGCGAATTCAAAAATAGAGATATGCAATGTCGCGCTGGCGATGCTGGGTGAGGATTCGATACGGTCGTTCAGCGAGAAGAATAAGCGGGCGCGGATGAGCGATGTCTTTTTTGATTTCACCCGTGATTATCTGCTCTCGAAGTTTGATTGGCCGTTCGCCCGTAAGTTTAAGAAGCTGCAACCGATAGCAGCAGCACAAATGAAGGTCGAGGTTCCGTTCGGAAAATTCGCCTACGAGCTTCCGGCTGACTGCCACACCCCCCGTGATATCCACCCACCGGGGTCAAAAGATAAATGGCACGTCATGGGCTGGCAGCTTTATTGCGATATTGACCCGAAAAGCAATCGTGATGTATATCTGTACTATACGGCAGCGGCCCTCGACCCGAGATATTACTCTCACACATTTAATAATCTTCTGGCATTGGGTCTGGCGGTAAAGATGTGTCCGGCGATAACTCAGGATAAGGCTTTGACTGGCGCTTTAGCGGAGCAGTTCATTATCGAACAGCAGAACGCATGGGAGTCTGAGGCTAATATCGGGGAGGAGTATCGGATGCATGATGAAAATCCTGATAATGATAGCTTCGTAAATCCTGACGGCTGGGTGGAACCGCATGGCATTCTTTCGGATTAAGCACAGTTTTACCGCTGGGGAGTTATCCCCGCTGATGAATGACCGCATCGATTTTGATCGGTACAAGAATGGCTGCAAGGTGCTGAAGAATATGTTCTGCGCCACGCAGGGACCGGCGGTACGGCGCCCCGGCTTCAAGTTTGTCTACGATTTGAACCGTCTTGATCTTGACCCGGCTAATCCTCAAGTGCGGATGATTCCCTTCATCTTCAATGAGAATCAGTCGTATGTGATGATCTTCTACCGTCACCTAGACGGTTCGGTGAAGTGCGTATTCGGTACTACAAATTCTCAAGGTGAGGACGGTCTTGTTGTAGGAACCGGTGAGGTCTGTACGTTCTCGGTTTATGTGGCGCCTGCCCACGGCGCTCAAGATCCACCACCTTATACACACCCGACAGTTCACCCGCAGACTATATCTGTTTTTGAGCGACAAGTTGCGCCCAATGAGGTTGTCACAGTAGATTTCCCAGCAGGTTGGGATATCGACAATTTTGATTATGCGCAGTCGGCTGACGAAGTATACTTTGTGCAATCAGGTTTGCGCCCCCATATATTGAAACGGTTCAGCAATGAGTGCTGGCAGTTGTCGTCCGCCACTTTTGCTGATGAGCCGTCTGATTGGAGCGATCAGAACGGTTGGCCGGAGAAAATTACTTTCCACCAGCAACGGTTAATATTTGCAGCTAACCGGATTCGGCGCCAAACGGTATGGTGCAGCAAGGCCGGTGACTTTTCGAGCTTCGGGATAAGCTCCCCGCTCCGTGACGATGATGCAGTCACATTTACCCTTGACTCTGCCACACAGAATAAAATCCAGTGGATGAGTTCCGGTAAGTCTCTTTATATCGGAACGCTAGGCGATGAGTGGACGGTGGAGGGTAACGACCGATTGGCTTTAACCCCTTCAAACATAAACGCCAGACGCCAGACCAATAATGGTGGAGAAGCGATCAAACCCCTCAAAGTGGGGATCACAACGTTGTTTGTTGAGCGCCATGGTCGGGTGATTAACGAATTTGTTTATGACTATACTTACGACTCCTACAAGAACTCTGACATGGCGGTTTTGTCACCACATTTGATGGAGTTCTACTCGATTATCGGATGGGCTTATCAGCAGACACCAGACTCGATTATATGGGCTATACGGGAAGATGGTGTCCTGCTGGGAGTCACGTATCAACGTCAGCATAAGGTTATTGGGTGGCATCGGCATGACACCCCCGGGGATTTTAAGGCAGTCAGCTGCAGACCCGGGCAGACCCGTGAGGATGATGTATGGGTGACGGTACGGCGGGAGATTAATGGCCAGGATCGGTATTTTGTAGAGAAGCTCGAAGACTGGTTTTCCTCAGACACCTCTCCTATTTCCGGTCGCTTTCTCGATGCCCATGTCTACCACACCGATGCTAAGCCGTTTGATACGGTGCAGGCCGATCATCTTGTTGGACAAACAGTCGATATACTTGCCGACGGCTCCGTGCACCCACCCCGAGTAGTACAGCCGGATGGGACGGTTCAGCTCAATAACAAGTACAGCAAAGTGGTTGTTGGGTTGCCTTACGAATCGGAGTTGCGCCCCCATGTTCTCGACGCGGACAGTCGTGATGGGGTGACGCGGGGAAGGGTGCAGCGAATCACAAATATCAACATTGATCTGTACCGGTCGTTGGGGATGTATATTGGGCGAACCGATCAGGAAGACGGCGACATCGAGGAGGAAGTTCCCTTTCGCGTTCCTGGCGATCTTTTAGGCCACCACGTGCCGCTTTTCACCGGATGGTACCACCTACCCTTTCCGAGT